TGGTGACTCTGAAAGGTTTTCACAAGGCCAATAAGTTTCTTTGCCTTTGATAATAGCCAACAAGCCACAAGACTCTTTTGGGGCTTCTTTATCAGCGTGTATAGCAGCTTGCTCTTTCCAGTTCATGCGTTTACAAAAGTACCAACAGAGGGGAAATCTTTCCTAGTTACTTGCAATTTAGGGCAGCGAATATTATTTAAATCAAGAACACTTGCAAGCTCAAATTGTACGATTTCTCTGTTTTCTACAACTTTTCTATCAATAAAATAAATTTCTTGTGGTAATTCTGTTGTGCTTGATGGAGTACCAAAAGGATTTTGATTTGATGGAAAGTTTGCAGCGTCTAAAAATTGTGCCATCGTTCTATGTCTTATAAACTTTGCTCCCTGCAAGTCATTAAATGGTGTTGTAGCATTTGCCGTTGCCATCAATGTAGTAATAGTTCCAAGAATATTTGAGACAGTTAAAGTAGGTCTTGGCAATGTTCCTTTGCCTGTATATTCAAAGCCCTCAGCAATTATTGGAAATTTACTATATGTATTTCCCTGCCATATTATAGAAGCGTTACTATTCATACCTACACCAGAATGAAAGCGGCTCACATTTGTTGAACCATGCAAAGCAGAAACAAGAGTAAGTGAATATAACTCAATTATTGATTTATTAGATAAAGATTGAAGTT